TCGCCTTTATCACCAGTTCTTGTGAAGGTTATGATGACATTTCCATCATTAGGGAATGTGCTTACTGTATTTGATGTTGCAGCAATTGGAATGTGGAACCAACCAGGAGATGTATCTGTATGCTCGTGGTGATTTCCGACAATATTGAAGAATACAAATTCAAGCAGATTTGCAGAGTTTGCGATCTTCGCAACACCCTTGATGTTTGATGTTGAATCATCAACAGTTTGCAAATAATTCACAATATTTGCAGCATTCTTATCCAAGTAACTAATATTGAGTTCAGTTGCATCAAACAAACTTGCAGTATTTACTTTCAAATATCCACTGGTTGGATTTGAGTGCGTTGTGTCTGTTGAGAATTTGAAATCAAATGTTGCGCCACCAAATTCACCAGTATCACCCTTCGGTCCCTGTGGACCTTGAGGACCTTGTGGACCGACGACACCTTGTGGACCTTGAGGTCCTTGAGGTCCTTGTGGTCCTTGTGGACCAAAGACGCCCTGTGGACCCTGTGGACCCTCTGGTCCTTGTGGACCTTGCGGACCAAACACACCTTGTGGACCTTGAGGACCAACAACACCTTGAGGACCTTGCGGACCTTGAGGACCATCTACGCCCTGTGGACCCTGCGGTCCTTGTGGACCAACAACACCTTGAGGACCTTGTGCACCTTGCGGACCTTGTGGTCCTTGTGGACCCTGTGGACCCTGTGGACCTGTTACGCCTTGAGGACCAGATGGACCTGTTGGACCAGAGTTCACAGCAACTTTGATAACTGCTGATGAATTGGCGACATAATATGTCTTACCAGTTGATTCGTTATGAACGAAACGACCGATGCCAATTTCAGACCAAATATCTCTATCACCACTGATGATCCATGAACCGTTGTTTAGTGTATACAAGTCACCGTTTCTGATGTCAAAAATATCATTTGTATCAGAAGTAAAGTTCAATACGGTGAATGTTGAACTTGCTTGAGAGTATACACCAAATCCATATGGGCTTTGACCCTTGAACTTATCAAGAATTGGATTGCTGTCCAAATCTAGTGATAGCGTTGTTGCACTATCAAGAGTGGTGTTACCAAGTTGCGTTGTGGTGAGTGTAAATTGATTGCCAGTGCGAACTGCTTGAATAGTCACACCGTCTGGATAATCCGACCAACCACCAGTAAATGTTACAGTTGCAGAACCATCAACTAGTTTTACTGCATCTGATCTGAGATAGTTGTACCAAATTTCCCAACCAGTGATTGTACCACCAGTGTCGCGCAAGGCTGACAAAGTATGTTCACGACCAGTAATTGGATCAACATACCAGCCAATAAGAATACCAATTGTATCATTATCAGCATTTGTTGATTTGAGCTGAGCCTTGATTGTATAATTAGCAAAAGACTCTGGTGAAACAAATCCAATAAACGTACCACTATTCGTGGTGCTCGTGATAACGCCCGTATTTGCATCAAACGACCATGCGTTCAACTCACCTGCATTGGCTGGCTGATTTGAAGTTCCGTCGTGAGAGAATCTTGTCCAAGTATTGAAGATCGTTGAATAATCTGTCAATGTATTTTGAGCAGCACTCAATTCACCATTTGTTTCAATAAAGTAGCCCTTGACGAGAGTGAAATCATTTTCTCTTGCAAAGGTTGATGTGTTTGCCAAGAATGACACTTGACCTTCAAGACCAACTGGAGCAATGTTTGCTAGTTGTTGTCCGTCAAGTAAGTCAGCGTCAAGAGTCGATAGAGAACCGTCATTGCCAGCATGCCATACAGTGTTGCGATTGACCATCAAACCATTGTTGCTGACAAGATTGAAATTGACTCTATCATCAGCATCATTAGTCAAAGTGATCGTCAATTCTGTCGCTTCACCGCCAAGAGGATTCAATAACTTGATTGTTGCAGTATCACTACCGCCACCAAACGCATCGTTAGGGAATCTAATACCACCGTTATCACCAGCAGCAACATTCAAACTATTGACGTTTACGTTATGTGTGCTGAGAAGTCTTGATGTTGAGTCAAAAGTTAGATCTGTGCAACCAACTGCAGTACCAGTGCTGTTATAGATGATTTGCTTATCAGAACCAGCAACAGGACCAGTTGGACCTTGCGGACCCAATTCACCAGTTGAGCCAATTGAACCTTGTGGTCCAGTTGGTCCTTGTGGACCTTGTGGACCTGCAGCACCAGCTGGACCTTGTGGTCCTTGAGCACCTTGCGGTCCTTGTGGACCAGTTGGTCCAACAACACCTTGTGGACCTTGAGGACCAGGAACTGTTGACGCTTCACCTTGTGGACCCTGTGGTCCCTGTGGACCAGTCGGACCATCGACACCCTGCGGACCCTGTGGACCCCCAACGCCTTGTGGACCTTGTGGTCCTTGTGGTCCTGCTGCACCAGATGGACCTTGTGGACCTTCAACGCCGCTTGGTCCTTGTGGACCAACAATACCTTGTGGTCCTTGTGGACCTTTATCACCAGTTCTGCCAAAAGAAACTAAAATCTCTTGGTCGTTGGCAAATGAACTTGTAGAGCCAGTGATATGAGTTACATCAAGTTCATAATATCCTGTACGATCTGTGAGGTCAATGACGTTATAAAGTTCAAATGTTCCAGCATTTGTTTTATCAAAGACTTTCAAGTAGCCTTTGATTGCGCTTGTACTATCATCAAATGCAGTCAAGAATGTTAGAATGTTTGATCCATCAGCATCAACGTTATCAATATAAACTTTTGTTGCTAATGTTGGTATAGAATTATTGAACTTGAGTTTACCAACGCCTGGATCAGTGCTTGTAATTGCATCATTGAATTCATAAGCAAAACTAATTCCACCATAAGCACCTTGTAAGCCAATTGGTCCTGATGGACCCATTGGTCCTTGAGGACCTTGTGGACCGCGTGCACCAATAGCACCTTGTGGACCAGATGGACCCTGTGGACCAACTTCACCAGTCACACCTTGTGGACCCTGTGGTCCAGTTTCACCTTGAGCACCTTGAGGTCCTTGTGGACCCTGAGGACCTTGTGGACCAAAGACGCCCTGTGGACCCTGTGGTCCTTGAGGACCTTGTGGTCCAACAATTAGACCAGCATCAACCCATTGTACAAGATCGTCATTGTAGACATAAAGATGTCCAATGCTTGTTACAACATAAGCGTCAGCATCATTTGCTGTACCTGGCAAATCAACAACATTGATTACAGTACCAAGCACATTGATGCCACCACCAGGAACACCCTGTGGTCCTTGTGGTCCTTGTGGACCCTGAGGTCCTTGTGGACCCGCAACACCCTGTGGACCTTGTGGTCCTTGTGGTCCAAACACACCTTGTGGTCCTTGTGGACCTTGAGGACCAGTGACGCCCTGTGGACCCTGTGGACCAATAAATGGACCAGCATCAACCCAAACAGCTGGATGTGGACAATCATCCCAAACATATAAGTGACCATCTGCGATGACAATATATGCATCACCTGCAGTTTGGTCAGTGATTGAATTGATTAGAATTGCATAAGTTGGTACTGTGCCGACAAGACGAATGCCAGCACCAGGAATACCTTGAGCACCTGATGGACCTGATGGTCCTTGTGGACCAATTGCGCCTTGAGCACCACTTGGTCCTTGTGGACCTTGTGGTCCTGAGAAACCGCGATCACCTTTGACGCCTTGTGGTCCTTGTGGACCTGTTGGTCCACGTGAGCCTTGTGGACCACGACGACCTGTTGTCGCAGTGACTTCCCATGACATTCCATTATAAATGAATTCAACGGTAACGCCTTTGAGATCAAGTCTTACAATTTGATCGCTACCTTCAATCGTATTGTCTAATGAGCGAACAAAAAGATTATTTGCAGTCCAATCATCACCATCAGTGACTTGAACATATCCACCAACAACTGGCGTATTTGGTAGTGTGATTGTGAATGGACCATTGACGGTTGTATTTGCTACAATACGATCACCATCAACTGCTGTGTAATCTAATGAGTGAACTGACCAGTGTTGTAGTGCACCACTTGCGCCTTGAGGACCAGTTGGACCAGCAACACCTTGCGGACCACGTGGACCAGCAACACCTTGAATGCCTGATGGACCTGTTGGACCTTGCGGACCAGATGGACCAGCAGAACCAACTAAACCTTGTGGACCTGATGGACCTTGAGGTCCAGCAAAGCCTCGAGGACCAGATGGACCTTGCGGACCAATATCACCTTGAGCACCTTGAGGACCAGCAACGCCAGATGGACCTTGAGGACCAGCAACACCACGTGGACCTGTTGCGCCAGAAGGACCAGCATCACCTTGAAGACCTTGCGCACCTGAAGGACCGCTTGGACCAGTAGGACCAACAGCACCAGTTGCACCAGCTGGACCTTGAGGACCACGAGCACCGCTTGGACCAGTAGGACCTGTCGGACCTTCGTCACCAACTGCGCCTGACGGACCAATTGGACCTTGCGGACCTGCTGCGCCAACTAAACCACGTGGACCTGATGGACCTTGTGGTCCAGCAAAACCTTGAAGACCTTGTGCACCTGATGGACCTTCTGGACCCTGAGGACCAGCAATACCTTGAGCACCAGATGGACCTTGAGGACCAGCAACACCACGTGGACCAGAAACACCTTGTGGACCTTGTGGACCTGCTTGACCTTGAATACCTTGTGCGCCAGACGGACCTGAAGGACCAGATGGACCTTGAGCGCCAGCAACACCTTGAGGACCACGTGGACCAGATACGCCACTTGGTCCAGAAGGACCAGACGGACCAGCAATACCCTGAGCACCAACTGGACCAGTTGGACCACGCGCACCAACAGGACCACTAGGACCTGATGGACCAGAAACACCTTGAGGACCTTGTGGTCCTAAACCGCCCTGCGGACCTTGAGGACCCGCAGGACCAGATGGACCTTGTGGACCGCCAGAAGGACCTGTAGGACCGAGCGAACCCTGAGGACCTGACGGACCCTGTGGACCTTGTGGACCAGCAGGTCCACCTGCGCCACGACCAGTTGAGACTTTTACAACTGGTTTCTGTGTAGAAACTTTGATTGTCTGGCCAATAGCCGTGCTGACATTCGCTGACATATTACTGAGTTACCTGAGGGAGAACTGTAATGATTCCTTCGACGATTCTTGTAGTTAGATTCGCAGTGTCTTTCTGTTTCACATCAAATAGGTAACGACCAGCCTTTATATTGGACGTTGTAGCAGAGTTCATAGTAAGAGTGACATTGCCATTCGCTGCGCTTACTATTGTGACAGTAAGATTTGCTGTCACATTTGCGGAATAGTAAGATTTACGAATTGACGACGTAAAGATATAGCCTGTTATATTTAGAGGGCTTCCGTCGTCTTGGGTCAGATCGAGATTATAGGAGAGATCTGTTCCCTGGTCAAGATCTAATTCTACAAATTGCGCCATTTAGGATTCCCCATTTTATTTTCTTATTTATAAAACGAGGAATGCGCTTTTACAAGTTCAATCTCCTGTATATTTCTCCAGTTTGAACTTCTTCTTGATCATATAATACTTACGATACCAGTTCCCTTCGTAGAATTTCTTAGGACTTTTATGGGAATCTAATTGCTCGACCGTTCCTGGACCAAATGAGGCAGAAAAGTCATCAGTCGTCTTGAATGGAATCACCTGAAGGAGAGGGGTTCCTGCAGGGATCGTGAGATCTATCCTTCTCTTTGGTGAGAAAATTACATTGGCAGTCGTAAACTCTCTATAATCCACAACCCCAGGATAAAGATATAAATCTTCAAGATATGGACAATGATAAAAAGCAGGGAGCAATAACGCAGAAACGTTTTTCTTTCCGAAGATCTTCCATGGACCTGGCATATTGAATGCTGTTGGTTTGATATCATCACCGAATGTAAACAGACCATTTGTTACATCTGTTGACATTGGAAATGGTTCTTTCAGTGGAAGTTCTGGTGGATTTATTTGAATTGGATTCTCAAATGGATGAGGCTTTGGCTTTGCTGCCTTATCTGCTAAAGATGTACCATAACGAATTGCAGTGCCTGCTTTGTTTGCTTTGATATGAATGTCAACCCATGCAGTGATCAAATAACCCATTCGTGAATAATCGTGCATTCCAGGACATCCTGGAAAGTTATAACTGCCCTGGTCTTTTTCCTGAAACTCTTTGAAGAACGGTTTTACGTCTTTCGCAAGAAGAATTGGATAGTGAGTGTAAACCTGTCGACTTGAATCAACAAATTCTAAATCAGGAGTTTCTTTTGAAAAGAAATTGAATAATTTATTCATCTTCATGTTTTCTCTTTCTCAATTCCCAAGTATAGTGATGAGTTCTTGTATGCTGAGCCTTTTGAATCTTTTCAATATGCTTCTTCTCACCCGAAGTCATTGAACGAACTTTTGGTTTACGATTATTGAATGAGCCACGTTTGACTGGAATTGCAGTCACCAAAGGAGTTCCTGCTGGCAGACTTCCGTCGAAATCAGGCACAAGCCAAGCCGCAGGAAAGTTTACTTCTTTCGGATATGCATCAGTATCAACATATCCAGCAAGGCAGCGGAATGGCTGATCGAAATGATTCATTGGTGGAATAAACAACGTTGACCAACCTGGTTTTGTTTTGATGACCCAACGATTGATGAACTTCACGGGATTACCGTGCTTGACGCCCATCGCTGCTTTACCACCGACTTGACCAGCATCATGGAATTCAGCAACAACAATTCCAGGTGGATTTATAATTTCTATTTGAGTGCAGTTGTGATTCGTAGTTACATGAAGATCACCAGCAAGAGGAATTGTAAATCCAAGAGACATAGCATCAAGCATCGGTAAACACTTCTTTGCTGTCATGGTTGGATTACCGAAAACGTCGCGCTTGCCTGCATCGAATGTTGGCGCAAGATCTTTGAACCATTTGGGAAGATACTTCACAGCAGGGCGAGGTTCTGGAATTACGCCATCGAAATCTGGATGGCAATAGAATTCCATTACATCATTGCCCCAGAACTTGAGCCAATTTTTCATATCAATTAGTCCTCTCACCCATGACCCAACATACTAATGATTTACGAACACCAGAAGTCACTGGAGCGACGCGATGTGGCATGAACGAAGAAAAGAAAATAACATCCCCACGTTTGGGCTTCATAACAATTGGATTATCAACTCGACCATGAGGCACTAATTGAAATTCACCACCTTGATAGTCATCTGGATCGGTGAGCAGAACTGATGCGCTAATCTTGCGAATATAATTGGCACTAGTGGTATCCATATCCATGTGCCAATCATAATGTTGTTTGTTCTTTGCTTTGTATACTGTGTATTGAAAATTATCAAAACCATCGATGTTATACATGAAATGGTCGTTATTTACTTGCGAAAGAAGAGCACCAAATTTTTGAAAGATCCAATCTGAGTTTTGATCATGCATGATCCACATGATATCACTGTCGCGAGCTTTTTTGTTTACTGCGCCACCAGTGCCGCCGCCGACAGCACCTCTTTGAAACTTTTGCAAGTCTTCAAGATCAACAATCTTGTCACATTCTTCTTCAGTAAAAACGTTTGATGCTACGCAGTACTGTTGTAATGTCTTAGCGTATTTTTGCACTTTGAATGGCATAACAACTCCACATTTTGCAGAATAACCAAATTATACTATATTTAGTCGATCTTTACAACTATTTGACCACCTGTTGGCACAACGACTGGATAGTTGGCTGAATCGGGATATACATTTGTGTCTATTGCAGTTGGTGGCACATATGGTGCTAATTGACCTGCGTTATATCCAGAAATTGTATTTGCTGGTCCTGTGTTATAATTAGCAGTTGCTCCATCGCCACCTGGGAAATATACACCAAGAACATTTGTTGGTGCGCCAGAAGTGCCAAGAACTGGGAAATTATATGACGCAACATTACCAACGTTATATGTTGCTGCAGTATTGCCTGTATATGATGCTGGATTTCTTGGATTATATGTTGCAGGATTTCCTGCATTGTATGATGCTACGTTATTACCAGTGTATGTTGCTGGAACTGGAGGATTATAACTTGCTGGATTGCCAGCGTTATAATTGGCAATGGTGTTGCCTGTATAAGTTGCAGGATTTCCTGGATTATATGTCGCAGGATTACCAGCGTTATAATTAGCAAGAGTGTTACCAGAATACGAAGCAATGCTTCCAGGATTATATGTTGCTGCGGTTCCTGCGTTATATCCTGCAACATTATTACCAGTATATGTGGCAGCGGAACCAACATTGTAATTTGCTGAACCTGGATTGTATGCTGCTACGTTTCGTGGATTGTACGTGGCTGGCGTTCCAGCATTGTAGTTTGCATTATTTCCAACATAACCAGAAATATTTGTTGGTGTGTAACTTGCTGGGCTACCTGTATTATAATTAGCATTATTTCCAGTGTACGCTGCGATATTATTGCCAGAATAAGAAGCAGGTGATCCAGTATTGTAATTCGCCGAACCAGGATTATATGCAGCTACGTTTCTTGGATTGTAAGACGCAATATTACCTGTATTGTAGTTGGCACTGTTACCAGAATATCCAGCGATGTTTCGTGGGTTATATGATGCGATATTATTGCCAGAATAAGATGCTGCTGTGCCAGCATTGTAGTTCGCAGATCCAGCATTATAGGCTGCGATGTTTCGCGGATTGTATGATGCAATATTTCCTGCATTATAATTTGCTGAGCCTGGATTATAGCCAGCCACTGATGGAGAATTATACGTTGCAGCGTTTCCAGAGTTGTAGTTTGCGGAACCTGGATTGTATACACCTGTTGGATTTCCTGGTGATCCTGGGAAATTGGTGAAATCAACAGTTAGCGTGCCGCCTCCAAGATTTGGAGAAAACCCAGTAACACTAACTGGACCAGCCGTGGTGTTGAAAACACGATTTCCAGTATTGAATGATGTTCCAGTACCAAAATAAGGGAACACTTCATATCCATTCGCATTGTTGTACATTTCCTCATATTCACCAATCATGAGGTATCCAGTATTACTAAAATACATACCAGCTGACCAATTTGATTCAGTTGGAGCATTCAAATTTTGTGTATTGCCAGAATATCCAGCGATGTTTCGTGGATTGTATGATGCAATATTTCCAGGAGTGAAGTTTGCGTTATTACCAGAATAACCAGCGATGTTTCTTGGATTGTATGATGCAACAGTGCCTGGATTATAGTTGGCGCTATTGCCAGAATATCCTGCGATATTTCTTGGGTTATAGGATGCAATCGCTCCAGGATTATAACTGGCTGCAGTTCCTACGTTATAGTTTGCTGAGCCTGGATTATATGCTGCTACGTTTCTTGGATTATATGATGCGGCATTACCAGCATTATAGTTCGCACTGTTACCAGAGTATCCAGAAATATTAGTAGGTGTGTATGATGCTGGGCTTCCAGTATTATAGTTGGGAGAACCAGGATTATACGCTGCTAGATTGTTACCAGTATATGATGCTGGGCTTCCAGTATTGTACGTCGCACTACCAGAGTTATATGCTGCTACGTTTCTTGGATTATATGTCGCAGGAGTTCCTGCGTTATAGTTGGCACTGTTGCCAGAGTAGCCAGCAATGTTCGTTGGATTGTAAGAAGCAATATTGCCCGTATTATATCCAGAAACGTTGCGTGGATTGTAAGATGCTATATTATTTCCGCTATACGAAGCCGCACTTCCTGCGTTGTAGTTCGCGTTGTTTCCAGTATATGATGCGGTGTTATTTCCACTATACGAGGCTGGATTGCCTGCATTATAGTTGGCGCTATTACCTGTATACGACGCTGGGACTGGAGGGTTGTAAGACGCAGGATTGCCAGCGTTATATGTCGCAGCGTTATTTCCAGAATAGGAAGCCGTTGTCCCTGCGTTATACGTCGCTGGACTGCCTGAGTTGTAGGTTGATGCACTGTTCCCAGTGTATGTGGCAATGTTTCCTGGAGTCGCATTATTACCTGTGCCTGCGCGTCCAGAAACTGAAGCATTGAAACGACCATATGGAATCGTTATGCTGGATGTATTATTGAAAGTGGTTGTGTTTCGAAATGCCGAACCGATCCAGCTTTTCAACAGGTCTGTGTGTAAGGGCATCTATACCAAAATCCATTGCTAGTTTGGATATTTAGTATTTGCGGAATCAATCGTATCGGTCGGGGATTTCCCAGTCATTCACGACATCTGGAGGCAAAAGAATACTTCTCGAGATGGCTCTATTCTCAAGTTTTCGATTGATGTAGTCGACGCCAGAGTATTTTCGATATTCTTCGAAGAAATCATCGCTGAAACTATCCAAGAAAATGCGAAATTCTTTCTTCGACTTTTCTTTATTTCTCTGCAACTGTTCATGCGAAACAACTTGGCTTACATCTTGTTTCGTGATATATCGATGCGTGTCGATTAGATGATAGCAATGAATCTGCGTAGGCGCGCAGAGTTTATATCCTGCAGCGATAGACGCAAGAGTCATATACTGCTCCTCACCCTCAAAGAAGATGCGAGGATTCATTCCGACATTTCTTAGCCAATCGCTATGTGTGAAAAAGTTTCCAGCAAATAGGTGAATTGTTGGGTGTAAGAAATCTTTAGTCGCCTCTCGAAACTCGCCGTGAGCACCAAGAATATAGTTATCGTGGAAAGACCAATATCCAGCCTTTACTGTAATGCTTCCATGACGATCAATAAATGGAGTACCGTCGTCTTGCATTCTGAATGAGCCACAATTCGCATCGATGATAATTCTATCGGTTTGATGCTGCTGCATTCCAAGTTTGAAATCATTGATCAAATAACGATCCCAATTCTTATCAAACAGCATATGAGAGTCGACTTGATAATAGAACTCTTCATCGTCAAGTTGAATTGAATTCAGATGTCTTGCCCAACCGACTCCGTCTGAATATTTGGCATCAATTCTTTTATAGCGAACGTTTTTATTTTGAGCGAGATCTGGATACTTCGCTTCTAGACTATCTGGGTAGTCAGTCTGTTCAAATACGCCATACGTCACTTTTGTCAGTTGAGATTGCATCTCCATCATATTGCGTAAAGTTTGGTGGAGAAGTGGGTCTCTGTACGAGACAATACTGACAAAAATCTTCATTAGCAACCTCTCTTTCCCATCACCCATACGTTCAACGACTTGCGCGTTCCAGAAGTGACTGTTGTGATTCGTGATGGCATCCATGGAGCATGGAAAACTATGCTGCCCAAATTTGGTTTGATTGGCATCACTTCTCCAGGATCACCCGTGCCCATGATCTCAATCTCACCGCCCAAATATTCTTCTGGGTCTGTGAGCATAATTGATGCCGAGATTTTACGTTCCCAATTTAGAAATGCAAAGTCGACATCGTAATGCCAACCACATTCTTGCCCTTTCTTATATTTGGTATATGCGAATGCATCAAACCCATCAATATCGTACATGAAGAAATCGATATTGATTCGACCAACCAACGCAGAAAACTTATCAAAGAGCCATTGAGTGTCTTGATTTGGCGGGAGAATCGCGATGTCTGCTTTATTCTTGCCGTTTATCTGGTCTTTAGAAAACATTAGTTTCTTTTCTAAAGAAGTCACAGCATCAACTTCTTCTTGTGTCAAGAAGTCCGATATGACAGCGAATTTGGATAGAACACGATTATATTTGATAACTTGAGGCATAACGAACTCCACTTTACATGATCAACTAGTATAACCTATTTATTCGATTCTTACAACTATTTGTCCACCTGCAGGAACTTCAATTGGGTGATCGCGATAATCAATCTCTTGGTTCTCAAAGTAGTAGCTGACTTCTTGCTCATTGACGTATACACCTGGAGCACAAACGCCGCCACCTGGGAAGTAAACACCAAATGCATATCCAGGCTCTCCTGGAGTTCCAGGAATTGGGAAGTTGTAGGTGCTTGCGCTTCCAGGATTATATGATGCTACAAAGTTTCCAGAATAACTTGCTATGCTATTGCCTGTGTATGTTGCTGGATTTCCTGAGTTGTAGCCAGAAACAAAGTTGGATGTATATGATGCTGGGTTACCAAGATTATATGATGGCGGTGGTGCTGGATTATATCCAGCGATATTGTTTCCAGTATACGTTGCAGGGCTACCTGTGTTATATCCTGCATTGTTACCAGTATAACCAGCTAATGTATTTCCAGAGAATCCACCAACAAACGTTGGATTATAATTTCCTGGATTACCAGTATTATATGATGCAGGATTACCACCAGGAGCAAATCCTGCTGTATTGTTGCCTGTATAGTTACCAGCAGAACCTGAATTATAGTTTACGCTGTTACCAGAATAGTTGCCAGCTGTTGCAGGATTATAGTTCTCAGTGTTACCAATATAATTTGCTATTGAACCTGTGTTATAATTTGGACCACCAGATCCACCTGCTGGAGTACATTCATAATTGACTTCATAATATTGTAATCCACCACTTGTACTATTGATAACACCATTGGTTGTTGCAATTGGTGATGGGCAACTTGCGCTCCATCCAGACTCATAGTTCACATTGTTTACAAAAACCGAATACTCTAAAGGCTCACCTGGAGCACTTACTCTTCTTTCAACTTCATAGAAAGTCGTAGCATTCCAATTTACTCCACCACCACCTGGATTATATCCTGAGATGTTTGTTGGGTTATATCCTGAAATATTGGTTGGGTTGAATGTTGCCGCATTTGTTGGATTGAATGATGCCACATTTCCAGGAGTATAATTTGCGTTTCCTGGAGTAAATGCTGGTGGATTATAGCCTGTGATTGTTGGTGCATTGTACGTTGCAGGATTTCCACCTGACAATACTGGATTGTAAGTTGCTGTGTTATCATTATAACCTGCAAGAGATCCTGCATTATAATCACCAGTCCAATTACCTGGTGTCGGCGGACCACCCTCTAATGCGGTATATGTTATGTAAATGTTTAGTCCAATAGCCGCATGTGGACCTGCTCCTGGATTACCATAAGCAGTAGTTGGGCTTGGCAGCGTTGGCGTTGTCAATAATTGAGGATAATATTGAAATCCAATTTGAACAGGATCTTCTTCAAAAACTTGAGCAAATCCATTATCATTGACAAAAAATGTTGCGCTCCAATAAACCAATCCACCACCTGACGGTGGATTGTATGTCATGAAATTGCCAGTATATGATGCTACACCTGTATTATAGCCTGAAAGGTTTCCACCAGTGCTTGGATTGTATGTTGCAGGATTTCCTGGTGAGTAGATTTCAGTAGACATTAGTAAGTTAGAACCCCATTAGCATAGAAATTTGGGCTAGACTTATACTTATTATTGAATGTATAGACTGTATATGGATAGTTGATTGAGACAATTGCGTTGATGCGTATAGCATTACCATTCTTGTCTACAAAACTATCTCCAACTTGAACTTGTGCAACTTCCTCCAAAGATCTATATCCTTGCATTGTCAAATTTGGATTCATAGAAGCATAACCCTTTCCGATAACGAAGAATGGGTGATCATCAGATGCTCTGATTGCAACGCTATTTTCCAAGATGTACTCAAACATGACTCTGTTCACACGAGTAATAATTTCTGAAACTTCATTCGTCTCGTGCTGACCTGTTTCTGGATTGTAAGATAGAATTTCATCTCCAACCTGAATAGTCTCAATGGTCTTGGTTGAGCCGTCAGCCATTGCAATGAGCGTGTCACCAGCGAAGCAACATCCACCACCGCCACCACCACTTGGTGCTGGAGCGTTATAACCAGAAATTGTTGGTTCATTATATGTTGCTGCAAATCCTTCATTATAAGTTGCCACATTACCTGCATTATAAACAGCATTTCCAGCATTATATGTTTCAGTGCTTCCGCTGTTATATCCAGCAATGTTGTTTCCGCTATAAGTTCCTGCTACACCACTGTTATAGTTTGCAATATTACCTGGAACATAATTTGCGATAGATCCAGCGTTATAGCTCCCTGTTGCAAAGTTTCCAGTGTAGTTTGCGATGTTTCCTGTGTTGTAAAGCTGCGCGCCAGCCGCATTGAATGTTGCTGTGAAGTTTCCAGTATAGTTTGCTGGATTACCTGTATTGTAATCTGCACTTCCTATATTATACACAGCATTACCCACATTGAAGCCACCAATAGTAGTTGGCGTGAATGATGCTGGATTGCCTGTATTGTAATTCGGTGTTGATGCGCCTGGAGGATTATAACCATTGATTGTTGCAAACGAACAATCAGTAAATGGATTTCCTGGAGTGAAGACTGCTGAGTTGCCAACAAAGCTGTTTATATTACCAGCGTTGTAAACTGCATTTCCTTGATTATAATTTGCATTATTATCAGTATAAGTGATTGCATTACCAGCAGTGAATCCTGAAGGATTACCTGTATTATAGTTTGCATTATTACCAGTATATCCACCGATAAAATTGCCGCTATAAGTTGATGGTGTTCCGACGTTGTAAGCACTTGCTGATCCTGGATTATATCCAGAAATATTTGTTGTATTATATGATGCTGGGTTTCCAGGATTATAAACTAGTGTTCCTGGATTATAATTGGCAGTTCCAGGCGTTGCTGGAGAACACTCATAGTATATATTATAGAAGTAAACCATTTGCCCACCACCAACAACAAACCCAGGAAAGTTTGGGAAGTTGCTTGGCGTGACTGCTTCTGCTGTAAATTCAGTTGGGCAACCAACTGATGTTCCTGTTCCTTCAAATGCTATTTGTTGATAATAATAGTAACCTTCATCGAAGAAAGTTTCAACGATAACACCATACCAATTTACTGTTGATGGATTGTAGTTTGCAATTCCACCTGGATTATATACTGGCGACATTCCACCAAATATATTAGTTGGAACTGTTACAACATTTCCTGCATTATAGGTTGCAGGATTACCAGTATTATAGTTTGCGCTATTCCCAGAATAGGCAGTGATATTGTTCGAACCACCAACATATGTTGCTGGATTGCCTGTGGTATATGTTGCACTACCAGCATTGTATCCGCTAATGTTTCTTGTATTATAACCGCCAGGAGTTGCAGCGTTATAACTTGTACCAACACCAGTATTATAACCAGCAATGTTTGTTGCGTTATAACCTGTAATGTTGCCAGCATTATATTGAGCGCCGCCTGTGCTTCCTGAGTTATACCCCACAATGACTGCAGGATTGAAGCCAGTGCCACAAGGATTATAGATTGCGTTATTACCACCGCTGGCTGGAATTTCAGTATTTCCAGTATACGATGCTGGGTTGCCAAAATTGTAATTGGCGTTGTTACCAGTATAGGAAGCAGTAAAACCTGGATTGTATGTTGCAGCAACACCAGAGTTATATGATGCTGCGCTGTTGCCTGTATAAGTTGCAATATTACCAGGAACTAGACAGTTACCAGATCCACCGCGACCTGAAACGTAAAGACGATTTCTTCCATATGGAACAAACATATTTCCATATGTGTTGAACACAGTCGACCCACGAGTTGCCGTCCATGTTTTTTCTAATTCATCAATACGTTTTGGCATTGTATCTTATCTGAAGTCTTTTACTGCCAATGTACCAACATACGTTGAGCCACCGTCATACGATGTAAATGTCCAAAGATCTTTACTACTTGATCCTGTAGTTTTTGGAGGAATTGCGCCACCAGACCAATAAACAGTATTGGCAAAAGTATAGGTTCTTCCGCCAGTTCCATCTTGGATGATAATAAGCGAGAACGTCACTGCAAGACCATTAGATGGTGCATTGGTAAACGTAAACGTCGTTGGTCCATTGAGAGTATACTTGAACCAATTTGATGAACTCAAGTCTACGCTCACTGCACCTGATACTGTGCTTGAAGAGATAAAGTCTTTAGTTGCCTTGAAGTTTGCAGTGACGTTACCCATGACAACGTTGGCTGGAAGATTATTGTATTCAATTTTCCAAGCACCATCTGATTCATGCCAGTGGAGATCAGCATTTGCTGTTCCAATACTTTGACCGCGACGAACACGGAAGTATCCATCACCACCTGAAGAAGAAGTGAATCGAAGAACATATTTGTCGCTATCGGTCACTGCTGGGGCAAGAATAGGGTCTTCAACAGTCAACGTGCGAATATACGCATTGATGATATTTGCATTAGCAATGTTCGCAAGATTACGAACAAGTAGATTACCTGTTGCTGTATTACTTGCAACGTTTAGATTATATGCAAATACGTTATTTGTTACGTTCAACGTTCCAGTAACATTCACATTTGCAAAGATAAACGTATTTGGGTGAATGTTTAGCGTTGCGGACTGTTCTGTATTTGCAATGTTTACAATACCAGCATTGATTGACACTTTCACAACGTTGACGTTTATGATACCATGCGAAACGTTTGAGAAGGTGATGTTAGATCCATAGAATGCAGTGTTTGTATTTACTGTGAATAGATCTGTTTCGCCCATTCTTCTAAATTCAATGTCGCCAGCGTCGACATAAACATGATTTGTAGAATTGTCTACTTCTATGTTATGGACAGTAAGTGTTCCATCGATATTCGTATCGTCTTTGACGTCAAGAATAACACCGCCAGCAGAGTTAGCGATGCGAACGTAACCCTCTGAGATGACAACGTTGCCAAAAGGCTTGACGAAGTCGCCGCGACAAATTTCGTTCACGTCGTTTGCCATGAGGTTGTCGTTGATACGCCACTGATTGAACGTATTTGACACCGTTGTTAGGTAAACATTTATTGTATTTGCCATGTTATTTCTCGCCGCCGACCGCTTTTAGTATTTGATTGAGCATAGACTTGATATCAGAGACTTCTGATTTCAAATTATTTATTTCTTCCTCGACCATCTTTGTTCTTCGCAACTCAGCCATCTTTTGCTGATGCTTTGCGACTGCAGATTTGTTTGTATTCAAGATAGCAAAATTATTCAAATCCTTGACATAATTTAGATTGTCACTCACCTTTGCCTTTTCTGTCATATCAACCCTCTGGGATAGCACTGATTCTAAGGTTCTTGACTCTAGGAATCAATGATTCATCGCTAGTAATCAAGCACACTTTGATTTGGAAATTTTTGAATGTTCCACCGATAGGATATGAAATACCGTTTTCGATATAACTGATTCTATTCTCATCTAGAGATGGACGGAACTCAAACCCAATAAACGTATTTGGGTTTCTTGAGTAATTGTCTTTGACCTTACTCATCAATTTCCAGCTCTTATCAGAGATTCTTTCTGGATCGTCCCCAGATAGAACTTTGTAATACACAAGAATATCAGTACCTGTTGGACGAACTGCATCCATGAACACACGCAAGTCACCAGACTCAAAGCCATCTTCAAGGACGATTTCGCGTGTGATATACTTAGATAGGATGTTACCGCCAGATTTACCATCTTCACCAGAAGCAACCGCAGATGCCGTTGTACCACCAGTCGTACCAGCAAAAGTTGGAGCCTGAATAGCGATCGTTGGTGTTGTGGTATATCCGCTACCGATATGAGATAGGACGATTGAACTGATGGTATTGCTTCCGTCAGTATTTGCGACAGCAAAACCAGCAGCACCAGTACCATTACCGCCACTAATCGTCAGTGCATACAAACCAACATTATATGCTGGATATGGATAGCATCGATTTCTAAATGAGATTGCTGCAGTATTTACTGAGTTGTTCGTGCTTCCGTGAACACTAATCGAACCTAAAGGATCAGCAGAAGTAGTATTTGAACAAATATACTTGGCGCCGAAATTGGTGATTGCAATCTTAGTATTTGATAAGCCAGCATTATTGATAAAGAACGTTGCAGCAGTCAACGACAATCTTTCGATGTTGACAATCGGAGAAACGTCTGCATCAGTCGATGACATTTCAGCAGTCAAGATAAAGCTGTTAGCGTTACCTTGAACAAGTCTGCGGCGATTGATTGAATTCTTAGATGACTTATCGGAGAGAGTTCCGAACTCTACTGTCTTGAATGGATCCAGATCAATGCCATTCGTTTCTTGAGCAAGAGTTGCTGAGTAGACACCCTTCAATGAATAGTCAACTAATCCAGCTGGGAATTTGAGATCAGCAGAGGTCAACATAACACGATCAAGATCAATGTTTGCAATTGGTGGAGCGTCGAGAGCAAAAGTTACAACACCTGAAGTATCGAACACAGCCTTGTTGAGAACAAACATCAAATCTTGATTTTGATATGGCGTCCAGGTTGATGAGTTTTGTGATCGGAAGAATGAACCAGCATATGGCTGTTCTGAGATTCTAACCGTTGTCGTGGTTGATGATCCAAGAACATCTGTTCCAAGTTCAGCAATAAACAACTCATAGTCTGGCGAATCAGAGCCAACTAGAATAGCATATTCTCTATTTGGTTCCAAGTATACTGGATCATCGAAAGTAAACTTCGTTGCAGTCATTGGATCATTGATATTTGGAATATCAGAGACGTGTACGTCTTTAGTGCTGACGCTCTTTGATGCAAGGTAATTCTTTGTTGGATATCCATTTTGCACTTCTGCAATCTTCACTGTAACTGGAAGCTGTAGACTTCCGCGTGTGATTGTCTTTGAGTTTTTGAAGTATGTTGCAACTGATGGCTTGCTCTTGAAGAACAAATCAATAGAGGTGCAGTAGATACCGTAATCTTGTTTATTTGAATTTGGCTTTGGAGTAAAGAACGTTTGAGCCATACCATCACCAAGAGGAATTCTTGGAATAGTAGAAGCACTTGATCCAGATACTGGTGGCTTGACAGGAGTTCCAACTGCAGGGCGATCTGATGGTGATGCAGGAACAACTAGTGAACTGCCTTCTGTTTCAGCGACAGGAGGTAGAACTGGTGTCGTTTGAATTCTCTGTGTAGTTTGCAAAATACCAGAAGCAGCATACGTTGCAGAAGCGCGCATTCCGTAATCTGGATCATTATATCGAGCTGTGTCTGTAATCGTGAAGAGACGATTGCCAGTCTTGAATTTGAATCCAGAATAAGATGGGATATGGAAAAGCCCAGCAACTGTTCCGTAAGTATCTACGTCATGATTGCCGATAGAATATTTCGTTGTGCTGTCAGGAGAGAAACTCAATGCACTATTCAAAGTTAGATTTGCACCGTTGATACCTGCAACTCTCTTGACTTCACCAACACCTGTTCCACTTACAAAGTAAATTAGATTGGCGTTAGATGGATTGTTTCCATTATTTGAATTCACGTGAATAAAATCTGTTGCACCGTAAGTATTCGCAATCACGCCAGAGCGATGGATATATGATGATACAGCAATATTTACTGCAACATTTTGAATACTCTGAATCGTATTTCCAGATGAGAAAGTTAGAGAATGAACTTTATTAGCATAGAGTGCTTCTGCACTTGGTAAAGTAGCATTCCAAATCTTACAAGGATCTGTATTGCTTGAGTTTTGTGTGAACGAACCTTGGATAGGTTCAATTGCGATCATACCTTGTCCAGTGGCATGGAAATAGCGAACAATACCACGGAATGTTGCTAGATCATATCTTTGCGCACCATCAGATGTTTGATAAACAATATCACCTGGTTTGTATTTGGTGGCGACGACTGAAAGCGCAACACCAACTGGAAAGACATTGGCGTTCACATAGTTTTGCTTTAGATAAAGTAGATTTGGACCAGAGGTTGAAATGACCGTGGCATATGCATTACCGAGTTGAGGAGAAATAACACCCTCACCAGCATAGTATCTGTCTGCAGTATCAGAATCAACTACTGAAACAACGTTTGAGTTTGAGTAGGTAATCGTTGTTCTTGAATTTTGAAAATATAACTGAGCATTTTCATCAAGATCACCGTCTAACTGACGAATGGTCACAGTTCTATTGGTTGAGTCATAAGATTGAACCAAACCATTGAATGTGTTGACCGTTGCACTAGTTCCCTGCCATAGAATATCTCCAGGATAAACTTGTGCTGCATTATTTCGATCTACTTCAACAATCTTTTTAGCGTCGATGAGAACTCTATTGCCAGCCTGACAGAAACCATTTACAGCAACATCGTCAAAAAAGATACGTGAGATTTTATATGGCTTTAGATTATTAGCCACAAATTCTATTTCTCGCCCACGAATATATGGGACAAGGTTTGTATCTACGACAACTTTACCAGTTTGTGTTGTGATCGCCATATTTTATCTCTTACCTAAAGTTAATCTCTGTCATAATTGAAATCTATACTATCACTATCAAGTCTTCCAGCACCACCGCCACCGCTTTCTGCACCTCTGCCACCATTGGCGAGGACGATTTGTGGTGTCTTGGTTGGATTTGTTGACTCAAATACAACGTCAGGTTCAACTGCTGCTGTAAATTCTGTAACTGCTGGAACCCATTTCGAATCATCGAACAATCCACCATTACTGAATAGATTACCCGCTGAATACCCTGTTGCGCCAAACGTGAAGTTTACACCAAAATTGAGTGGTGAAATTCTAAACCAAGGATCATACTCAAGTATGAATTCTGGGAATGATGGCAGATCTGGTAGTACCTGATTTGGTGGAACTGGATCCTCTGGGATAATAGGGCGATCTGGACCATCTGGAACAATGACAACAGTATCATCATCTGTAGCAGGTGGTAAATCAGTACCTGGATCCTTCGCAATCACCACATCAGCATTTGCTCTTGGTGGTGGAAGTGTTGGAGGTGGAGGAGGCTCAACAACCTTTTCGCGGATAACTGTTACAGTCTCAACGATTTTTTCTGGAACAGTGATCACTTCTGGCTTCAATGTTTCAGATACCCAAACATCTGTTTCTGGTGTCAGAGTAATTGCGCCGTTGAATTGACCAAACAAGAATGGTTGTACGGAAACTGCCTTATCAGATGCAAGACTTTGAGTGATTGCTGGAACTTCAGTATAACTCAAGCAAACTGTTTTCTTATTTACAGTCGTGTTTTCCTTACCGACTGGCTTCAAGCCAAGTGAATAGACCTTCATTGCAGGGATCATAAATCCACCTTCAAGCGCAACATTGAAGTCTGTGCTCTTGTAATCTGCAATATTGAAGTTTTGGAAGTTTTCACCGACTAGACCATACTTCTCTTTCTCTGTACCATCTTCATATTGAGTCTTGTCAGCCATTGCCAACTTCTCAACGTTATTCAATGAAGTGAAGAATTCAACTCTCTCAAGACGTTTATCCATTCGAGAGATATCTTTCATCGTATAACGCTTGTTCTCGTTATATTTTAGACGAACTTCACGAACATCTGCCACATATGGTGGGAGATATAGTGTGTAAAGTGTCATTGCCTCATCAGAATCAGCAGGTGGAAGTGGTTGCGGAGCAGCCTTACCCTTGATCACTCTAAATTCTTTATCCTTAGACAGCACAAGTTTATCAATACGTGGTAGATAATAGTCATATGACAACTCTGTTGTTTCATCAGGAGATGATATAGCTGGAACAGTATATTTCTCATCACCATCGCCTAGAATTTGAGTTGGTCTAAAGTCTAGACAATCTCTTAGATTATAAACAATCCCTGTTGATGATGTATAGATTGGAATTGTTCCATTTTCATATTCTTCTTGAGAATATGAGTCAACAGAGAAGAAAGAAACGTTTGATCCAGTTGCGTAGATATGTTGATAGAAGTCAACATGGACAAGAAGTTTTGCGCTTGGAGAATCGTAGCCGTCCTTCAAGATCAATTTAGCATGCTCATAACGATCATCTCGCTGACCATAATCGATATAGAAGTGATCAGTAATGTCAGTATAGACCGTTGCGTTTGGTAACATTGTAGAGTTACCTGCAATGACCTTACGAACACGAACTACGTCTGGAACATATAGCGAAATTGAATCGCCTGGACGAACTGTTGTAAATTCTGTATTTGAAACAAAGATCAACCCATTAGCCATGTCAACATTACCATAAGGAATGTTGGCGGATGGACTAATTCTCAACTCAATGTTTGTATTGGCGTTTGTGGTAACAGTTGGGTAGTTGAATGACGTGAGTGTATATTCTGTATTGCTGTGTAATACTTTTCGACGAATCTTATCTTCAGCATCATTTTGTTTTACAAAGACAACAATATCAACTGAATTCAATCCAGTCAGACCAGTATCAATTGACAGTGAGTCGTTTGTCTTTGTAATATCACCAGCATCTAATTGAAGTATATCACCATTTGATACGCCAGTTTCGGAGCCTCGATCTCTTACGACAACAATTAGATTATCTTGAATTGCAGATGTTGAGTCTGCCCAAGGAAGAGTTTCAAATGTAGTCGTTAGACCCTGACCACCTGCAATTTGGAATATACCGCTTCCAGGTGATGTTGGTGGGCGATTGGTAATAATTTTATTATGAACATAATCACAATTATTGATTGAACCACGTTTTGCGTAGGTTCTTGGCAGTCTGAACACTAAACTTTGTTTCAAAGTATCTTCGGTTGATGTTTCTCCAGTAAGATACTTGGAATATGCAGAAACATTCATAGAAGAATTTGATACCGTTGCTTGGTTATTTGCGACAATCGGACCTGCAATAAATGATTCAGCGTGATCTAGTTTGAAGTTGAATTGAACAACGCTTGTTGAATTTGGTACTGCACCACCAACCTTTGCACCATCATCAAACTCACGATCGAGTGTAGCCTTTTTAGTTGAACCATTATAGTTGGTAATGAGGCGCGTTTGATTTGTGACATTTGAAGAGTATGAAGTTTGTTTGAATATTTGCAATGGGAACGCAGTAGAAGTAGACAAGAAGGTGCTTGTAAACTCAGTATTGACCAAGAACGTATTATTGTTTGGTACGTTTACAACTTCTCTGACTTCATTATTGATACGGATCACGTCACCAACGTTGACCTTCGTTTGACCACCACCAGCATCGAGTAGATTGCTACCAACATGAACTTCAAATGTATTGACATTGATATTTGCTCTAGAAATGCTTGATAATGCATCGAGGCGCACTGGAAGAACAGTAACAGCAACATTGACGTAAGCATCATTCAAAGCTGAGAAACTGGTTGGCAGAGTAATTGATTTGGCATTATCAGAAGCAGCAGCGACTGTCGTTACAATCGGTCTCATGTCAATATCTGACAGATACAACTTGAATGCGCCGTTTGAATCTGTGTCAGCATTGAATGGATCAGCAGCGTAGCGAATGAAATTTTTCACTCTTGCCGTACCAATTTTGGTGTTTTGATAGGTGTTTGCGTCAGCACCTGTACCTAAACCAATAGAAATCTTAGATGTATCAACGCAGTGAACATCGACTTTTTCTAAAGCAGCGATATTGACGAAGCCATTGCTGCTTCCTCGCAATCCAGTAACATAGATTGAATTTCCGTAAGAAATATCAACATCAGTTTCAACCAAACGTTTGACATCAGCCTCACTACGAGGCTTCTCAACGTTGAGTTTCATTGACCCGATTGTTTCAAACTCAAATCCCTTGACGTATGCCTTTCCTGGCTCGATGACGATTGTATATTCGTCGCTATTGATGCCATCTACTAGAGATGCGCGGAATGGTTTGACGGTATAATCGCCAGACTCATCATATGTTCTACGAGCAAGAGTTTTCTCTAGTTCAGCGTAGACTGGATACTTGACTTGTTTGGTAATCTGTCCACTCTCGACTCTCATGAGTTCGAAGAACTTGGATTCATCAACCACAGTATCAAGTGGGCGAGTCGTTAGAACAAGACTAAATTGAAAACGATCAGCACCTGGAGCCTGATAGTTGAATGATGACTGTGCTGGATCAAGTAGTGTTGTATCGATTTCGCTATCAACAATTTCTTCGTTGATTTCAAGACCGATCTTTACGTTTGCTGAAGATGAGTATGCAGAAACAACTGCAGTTTGGTCTAGAACTTTTACGAAGTAGCCATCTGCATAGAACACGCCTTCGTTGATCGAAACGATTGTTCCGAGACCGCTTGAGTTTGAACTGTTAGCCTGAGCCTCTGTTGTCTCGCCAGCGACCTTGATAATATCGCTATTGGTAAATTCGTTACCTGTTACATAACGAACCATGAGAGTTGGTTCGCCTTCAAATGGATAGTAAGTTGCAAGAACTTTAGCCTGTACATTTCCAGAAGAATTGCGGATAACGCGATCTTCAAAATCAGCAACGTCGATATCGATATTATTGTATGTTTTTTCGAGTTTTAGCCACTTGCACTTATTGTCAAGTGTCATATTGCCGCCGATGACTGGAGAGCCATCTTGGAATACGTGATCGCCGAATTGCTTGATTTGATTCTGTAGGATAGACTGAATTTGTGTAAGTTCACGAGCCTGAACTGCTCTTCCAGGCTTGAAAAGAACCTTCATATAGTTATTATCTAATGCGTTCTCTTTGAAATCGTCGTAATATGGGTCAATGTTGAATTCCATGAACTTCTACCTAGAATGAAAGTACAATTTTGATCTGATCAATCTGATTATCTACACGAGTAATGTTCGTTCTATTTTCCATATAAATCAAGTCTCCCGTGAAAGGCTTGATTTCGGAATTAGAAATTCCCAAAATAGGAGTCGATATTCCAGAAACCGTGCTCTTTATCGGAGAAGAGACTGTAAACGTCCCTGTGATATTATTTATGTAAAGAAAATTATCCCCTGCAGACCAGTGGGCTACGTTTGCGACGGCATTTGCAGTTTCTATGGAGGAGCCGATATAAACAGTCTCTCCATTTATAAAGTTTGCTGTCACAGGATCGCTTACAAATAGGCGAGTCGTGGTTCTGTAATTTGTTAGATTTGCGAACCAAGCACTATTTGCGATTAGAGGATTTACGAGCAATCCGACCTGATTGAACTTGAACATGTTAGTTGAATCGCTAATCGGAATCTTCGTTCCATCTGTATCGTCATTCAACTCTACGCAGATCATTAGACTATGTGCGCGAAGTTCTTTGGTTGGATTCGATCCATGACCGCCAGCAGGACCAACTTGAATATCAAAAACAGCATTCGAACGTGCAATACTCATTGTTTGAGTATTTGCCGCATAGATGAATGGTGTATTTACAGATAGGCTCGTGTTATTGATTATAGAAACAACGTTCCTAGAAATACCATTGATCGTGATAATATCGTTCACATAAACATTACCGAAGAATATATTAGCATTCGATGCAGTATTTGCGGTAACAATCGTAGAACCGTCTGTATTCACAGTACCAGAAAGTGTGGCTGATAGTGGAAGTCTATCGGCTAATTGATTGTTTGCGGTTATCGTGCCACGTGTATAGTTGTTACCGCCGATCTGCACAGAAACAGAAGTAATGTTTCCGTTCGATACTCTTGCTAAAAGTTTAGCCGAACTGCCGTCTGTATTTGTGATTGACAAGAAGCTGCCTGTGTTTGTATTACCACCACCAGCATATCCTGAACCACCCCACAAAACGCGAACAATATCGACTCTTCCGTCTTCAGCAGCCGCCAGGACAGCGTTATCTGTTACAACAGGCATCCACTTGGAGGTGAAGAACTTTTGCTTCAATCCTGGTGGAATCGTATACATATACTTCCAGCGATATCCATCGCCAGTTACGATAAACGGATCTTCTGGAAGTTGTCCATCGATATCAATCGTTGGTTCAATCGTCGACGGAGAGTTATTTCCGTTGAACAGACATTTGAAGATCTGATCTCTGTTGTTTCTAACATAGAACGTATTCGCAACTTGAGGATAAGTATTATCTCGTCTTTGAACTGTGACATTAGTATTGCTATACGCTGCATTCGCGTTGAGAGAAATAACTTTATTACTGCGAACAGAAACAACTTCTCTTGCATCTTCACCAACAACTACAACGTTCCCTCTTCCGACGTTACCGACAAAGTTTGCAGTATTGCCGACAATAATAAGACTATTGCCAAGTAGAGTTAGTGATTGAGAGGAATTGGTATTTGAGAAAACGCTATTCACGACCAATACTGTGTTGTTCGTTACAGAAACAACGCTCTTAGTTGTATTATTGACGGAGATCAGATCTCCTGGGAAAAGATACGTTGTGAACGTCGTGCTAGTTCCAGTAATAACATTTGAGTTTGTTGCAACAGAAACAGTGCCACTCAAAATAGTATTGGCGTTTGAGTTTGCTGTGCCTAGATTATGATAGTCGACATAAGAGAAGATTTCGATATGATCTTCATATGTGTCATACGTTCTTCCACTCGCCCAGTCGACTCTCGAGATAACTGGCTGCATATCAGACTCAAAGACTTTCTTCATACCAACCATGCTATAGTAGAATTCATTCTTGCTATTCGTGGTGTAGATTACATTCTCGACATTTGATGCATCTGTTCCAGTAAACGCTGGGGATCGACCAACCGTGACATAGGTGTTACTAATTTCTGTATTTGACAGATCTTTCTTTAGGCGATCAATTATAAAATTGCTAAAGAGTGGAGTGATGAGAGATTTCATTTATTCTTTAGTTCCCTGTAAGTGTCACGATTTTGAATTTGAGACCGCCGCCAACTAAATTAGGTACAACGTGATATACTGCATTCGTTGTGTTACCATAATACGCTAGATTGAGATCGATATAGTTAGAAATAACATTATTCACTCTAGCATTTTGAGTTGTTGCTTTCTTCAAGTAAATAACATCAGAGGCAATATAACTATATGGAGAATCTACAGTCAATACAGTAGCATTCGAGATATTTATCACTTGTCTAACCTGGTTTTCGATCATGATATAGTCGTTAGCCATGAGTTGCGTATTGAAGAGAGTATTTGTTCCGACGACCGTTCCGTTATTTGTGAATATTTGAACTGTTCCAGTTTGTGCAGTATAAACATTTGCTGTTGCAATATTGAACGAAACATTATCCCCAACCTTGACAATCTCAGAAAGAGCATTGGTATTTCCAGCAACAACAAGGCGAGTATTTGATAGCACTTCTAATGCTTGGATTGTTTCAGCCATAATAAAGTTGCTATTGACAACAAAATGTGTGGCATTGGTTACAGATACGACTTCTTTCACCTGCCCAGCGATTCTAATAATATTGTTTTGAGATATGATTGGTTGTTCTGGGTTTGGCGCCAAGTTACTTGGATACAATCCATCGTATCTTGAATTAGACATTGCTATAACTTGATTGCCGTCAACATTAGAAGCACCAAGAATACGAAGGAACATTGTGTTACTTGAACCAAGACCCTGACCTCTATAAACAAAGTCTCCGTAAACTTCTAGTTCTGTGTTACTGTTGATTCTAGAGATTACTCCAGTAATTGGAAGTCTGAGCACTTCAGGAACAACGATGTCATCTGGATCATCATCAATAATCATCAAATCACCGACGTTGACTCTCGTATTGGCATAAAGAGAAACATTTGTTGGATCTGGAACCCAAGTCGTGGATGTTCCAGTTACAACGTTTGATCTAGAATTTGCAACCGCAACAGTAGCAGCTGCAGCGCCCTCAGTTCTATTTCTAGAAAGAATAGCAGTCACATTTGAAGAATACTCAGTTGCTCTTTCAATATCGTTTCTTGATAGTGTTTTAGAAATCATTGACATTCCTGCAGGATGCGCAATGTTTCTAATTGTTGTTTCGTAATCGACTAAATTCTTCTCTGACTCAATGACGTAAGAGAAGTTGTGATAGATCTTTCCGTCTTGAAGAACTTTATCCGCACTCACAAAACCATCAGAGTTTAGATAAAATCCATTGAATTCAATCAAACCATTAGCAAAAAATGCTTTACCTTTCGCCAATCCATTACCATAACGCATTGGATTTGGTAGACCATCTGCAATTACCTGAGGGGGATATTGCTCAGGTGCTGGAACATTCATTGAAAGATTTGAATTACAATAAACGCCATTGGCGCTAATCAAGTCTGTTGTATTGCTAAATGAACCAGAGTAGTTATAAAGTCTCAAAACACCTGTTTCTTTATTGTAAGACTTGACATTTGCTCTGAATGAAGAGTCAGCAATGCTTGCGCCTTGATAGACGTACTCAGTTTCTGTGAAAACGTTTGCTTCTGGGATTGGGTTGATTACTGTATCTAAAACCTTCAATGAGACGTTTGGAGTTGCAACGTAATCAAACCCTCTGTAAATAAGTCTCAAGTCTCGGATTCTGCCGATAGCAGAGGTGTTCACAATATTTTCAACACCATCGCCAAACAAATATCCAATCAATACTGGCTCAACGCCATTTTGTCTTTGTACGACAGCACCTGTTGCAGTTGTCTTGAATGCGCTATTGACGTATAGGTGAGTGTTATTGATTACGCTCACAACTTTACGAATTTCATTATTGATTCGAATCAATTGACGATTATTCGCAGCACTGCTTCCTGCAAACGTTGTTCCAGTACCAATCACCAGATTGCTTCCAACTTGAATATTTGCTGTGCCACTAAGAGTTGTATAACTTGGTGACTGTCTTGTTACATGAAGTTCTGGTCTAGCGACGTATCCTTCACCACGATCAGTAATTGTTATTGATGTGATTCTTCCAGCAGAACCTACAGACTGAACTACAGCAGAGCCGCCATATCCACGACCGCTGAACGAGATTGTATCACCAATCGCGTATCCTCTGCCTCCATCAACAATTCGAATTTGAGAAATCAAGCCGAGATCTCTAAATGTTTGCCAGTGAGTTTTCTTTAGTTCTTGCTCATCTTCATAACTATAGAGAGAAGATAGTTGAGTGTCATAGTGAGACTCAATACCCAGTCTTGGTGATTGTCTAAATCCTGCACCGCCATTGATCACAGAGATCAATGCGATACCACCAGTGTTTTCTGTGACATAGTCAAAGCATTGAACAAGCTGGCTTTGTGAGTTTGCAGGAACTGAATCGTTTACAATCGAGTTTACGATGAAAACCTTATCAGTATTCTTAGTTTGAATTTGAGATCCAGTGAGTGCGGTTGCAACACTATCAACACCTTGAAGTTTGACATCATAAATTAGAATCTGGCCAGTATTAGCAGAAGGACCACCAACGCCGAAAAGAACATTGTTTGGCGTTGCAACCTTACCAGTAAAGCGAGCGTCTAAGAAGTTTGTGCCATTTGCCCAAATTTGCTCAGCGTTTGCATAGAAATCGTCTTTATCTGTTTCTGTTACATTCAAAATAACATTACGATTGTTCTGAGTGAACGCATCATAATCTGCATCACTGATCACCGTATCAGCCATATAATCGATAACACTACGATCGTATGTAATCGGAATTAGGAAATCTCTTTGACTGTTTGAAGATGAATCTGTCTGATTTAGAACCGTCACCTGCAAATCAGTGAATAGGTTTGCGCGCGGATCATCACCAACGCCACGATAAACAATAACCTCAGTGTTGGAGTAGAGGCGATATCCGTATCCTGGAAAGCGCGTTGTTACTGATTCAATAGAACCAAGAGTGACGTTACCAACAATCGCCACAGCATCGTTAGCGTCACCTGTAATACCAAGACCGCCAGTCACTACAACTGGATCACCAATATTATAAAACAAACCACGACGACGTTGTGTTGGGTCTGTTTTGATATTTGAATCAATTCGAATGTTAGAGATAGTTCCAATGATTCTTTCTAAGAAAACGCGAGCGACGCCATATTGATCGATATAATCAATACGAATACGTTCGCCGTTATTGAAATATTGCTTTACGTTAGAGACGTAAATTTCAATGATCTCTTTTCCGTTTGTTTTATCGATCGTTCTGTTTGCTGACTCAACAACGCAACTTGCGCCAGATTCAGTACCAACAATCAAACGTTTTTCTAATAGATTTACGTCAACGCTCTTATTGCTTTCGCTGACCGTGATTCGAAATGCTTTTGGTTTCGCCCACTTACCGTCTGATGCGATGAGAATTTCTTCTTTTGGATAAAGAACTTCGATATCTTCAGCAAATAATGCTCTGAACAACCACTTGAGTGATTCATCGCTGCCCTTCTTGCTGTAGTATTCTCTTGCGCTCTTTAGAATCTTCTCAGTACTGAGAGCAGTTTGCTCTGGGAAGTATGGAAGCAATTCTTGTTTGAAGTAGCGAATAAATTCGTCTGGCGTTTCATCAATATCACGATACTTGTCAATGTTCATTGCATGGTAAACAGTGTTACCCGCAGTGTTAGAAACTCCAGAAGGATTATTGGTTTCTAACCATTGATAATACAACTCAACAAAACGTTGAAATTTAGGGTGATCTGCTCTAATAAAATCAGGTAACTGATTCCCAATGAGAGCTGATAATGTTTTTTCAGAAACAGCCATAGATTATTCTACTACTGGATTGATGATTGTTGCGATACTTGCAGGATCAGTTAGGTCCATCGTCACAATTCTATTTTGTGAAGAACCAAAGACTTTCTTCGAAGGAATAGCATGCACAACCATAGTACCAAATGGATCAGAAACTGAAACTGGTAGGAAATTGTTGATTGCGATTTGACCTGTTAGATAGTCAATTGTTCCAATATTATCATTGATTGTTTTCTTTACTGGAGAAATATCGTCATAGTAATAAATCTTCAAACGACCATTTCTACCCTGTAAACTTACTCTCAATTCTGCACCCACACCACCGCCGCCCACAATTTTTGCGCTCGCTGATGTATAATTTGCACCAGAATCTGTGATTACAATCTTTCTAATTTGACCATTGACAATGACCGCCTCAGCAGTTGCACCATTTCCATCACCCTCAATTATAACTTGCGGTGTTGTGGTGTATTCGTTGCCTGGAGACACGACTTGAATGTCTTCAACTCCAGTATAAGATTGAATCACTTCTTCAATATAGCAATCTCTTAGAATTCCTGCATTATCAAAATACTTGAATGATGGAGTTACTTTGATATGATTTGCGTTAGTTCCCTGCAACAATTCAGTATTGAAGTTCAGAGTATATGATAATGCGCGTGTGCTATCAGCAAAGAAACGCTTCTCAAGAGAAACGAATACATCATTGCTCACAATAGAATTATCACAGTCATCGATTGCACGAGAAATTTGAGACACTCTGAAGATTGAATTGAAGTTGTTTAGATTTTGATTTGCGAAATTACGAATTGCTGCGACTACTGCTGCATCAACTTCGTTTTGCGTCTTATTAGTCTTGGTTGGATCGTACCAAACCTCAGCCTTTACATTGACATAATTGTAGTCGGCTGGAACATATTCTGGTGTAACAGTTAGAACACTAAATGGTTTGATAATATCTTTCTTGACTGTTTCAATTTCGGCTGCAGTGATTTCGTAGCCACCTAGTGGTTTGGCTGAGAAAAACACCTTACCGTAAACTGGTGGATTATTTTCTTCACCACCCCAAACGTTCACTGCTTGGAAGTATGGATAATCGCGATTGATCAATGCGATATAATCGTTCTTAGTGACTGCACGATTTTGAGAAATGTATGCCTTCGGCGCAGTGAATCGAATATTTTCGATCGTTTCTGCTTGTGCTCCTGATGAAGATTCATTTACAAGAGTAACATTTGCTGTAGTATTGTTTAGAATCGTATCAAGTAATCTGAAGTTTCTCAAACCATTGGCATTCAAACCGCTGGTTACAAGATAAGAAACAACGACGATATTTCCGTTTGTTAGTTTTTTACCAATTATACCATCACCGAAGTAGATCTGATATTTGCCATTTCTATTTTCTTCAATATAGTATACACGAGCATCAGCATCAACATCTGTGGCATCTTGAGCGACGATATAAGATTCTTGATTCGCATTCTCAGCAGAAACCTGAACTGTGACTTGAAGTGTTGATGTATCAATATTCGTATCAGGAAGTTCAAAGTATTGTTTTGGATTTGTCTGTTCGTCGTAAGTGAACGTGAAACCAGTTGGTAAGCCTTCTTTGATTTCTAGATTTTCTGCGACGAATAATCCAGTCGTAGTATTTTTCGTAACTACTCGACTTGATGGGGTGACGAAGATATAGTTTGTGCTATCTTTAGTTTCTGAGATGAATCGAGTAAATCTTGGTATAAGAACGGCACTGTTTGCGTCGTTTTGAACTGGGGTAATTGTTAGATCGATCGCTGCTCTAGCGGCAACCTTAGAGCGAGGAGTATATCCTAGAAGTTTGGCATGTGAAACGACAGACTGACGAACCAATGCAGTATCGATAAACATCTCATTGGCTACCATATTCAAATAGTAACCCATGTAGTGAGTGTTATATGCCAATAGATCGAGCAGGACAGCCATGCCCGAACCCTCAAAGTTGTAATCACTAAACTCAGACTGTGATTTGAGATAGTTCTTTAGATTATCTCTAATAATATCGAAGTCAAGTTCCGCGACCTTGAGTTTTGAGTCAGAATTTGCCATTAGCGTACTCTTTCTAAGAAGAATGTAATTGTAAGTGGTTCGGTTGTATTCTTTATAAAGAATGACATTGTAATATCATAACGATTCTCTTCATAATTCGGAGAAGCAACGACTTCTTGAATCTCGATTCTTGGCTCGTAGTTTTTTAGAGTCAAGAAAATCGCATCCTGAATCAAAGAGGTTGTCACGTTATCAATAGGTTCGAATAGAAACTTCTTCAGATTTGATCCGAGATCTGGTTTGAATGGACGTTCATAGTGAGCAGTTAGGAGAAGATTGCGGATCGACTGGGCGATTGCATTCTCGTTTAGTTTCTTAGAAACATCTTTCGTAACTGGATGAAGTCCGAAATCTAAATCGAAATCAGAAAATTTTCTAGCGATAAGAGACATTTGAACTCGTTGGGTTCTAGTTATTGATTATTTATGCTGGATCGGGGAGCTCTCCAGTAACTCCAGGATATGGATCCACGTAGTTATTTTCGAGATTTTTAGTGACAGATATTCCTGACAACGAAACATCGAAGTCGAAAGATATGGTGGTTGGGAATCCGACCAGTTTCAAGAATTTGCAAAAATCCATGGTAAACCATTGGAATAGAGCACCCAGTCCGATTAGTTTGAAAAACTTATTGATTTTAGCCATAAACTTCTTTAGAAGGTACATTGGCCACTGTTCCGCAAAGTGTTGAGCGGCTTCTATATTACGATGAATCTTTTCCTCGTAACTTGTGACAAATTCTTCTATGTCTCCGCCTATCAAGTCTAAGAGAGAATATCCAAAAATCTCAATACTCTCAAGTTTCTTTACTATCTCTTTTCGAATTTCGTTCTTCAATTCTGCAGGTGCATTTTGTATTCTCTGAACCTGAGCGTCGATAGCATTTTGAATAATCGATTGTACGTCTAGTGTCAATAGAACAGGGAGGGGTGGCAATCCTAAAGTTTCCCAGATGGTATTGAATTTATCGATCAGTTTAGCGATCGCATCGTAGATTATAAGGAGGGCAGCATTCTGTAGTCTCGCCATAATGTAAGAAAATATAATCTCGGCTCTAATGGCTTTAGAATTGACTCCATACTTCAATCCATCGTAGAGTTGATACGCAGTAGGGAGAATTGAGAATAGAGGATCTACCTTTTCCACAATTTGCGCTTTCAGTTCTGCTCTATATGCTGGGTTCGAAAAGAGCTGTATAATATCGATAGAAATGCCAAGAACTGGGATCGTGAACGTCAACGGTATAACATTGCTGATAATCTCGATAATTTTCGCTTGAATGAATAGATGGTACTCTTGACAGAGCGCAGTAATTCGTCGTTCCCATTCTTTGTCTGGAATACTCACACCCTTGTAAACGGGATTCGATACGGAGACAGGGTAGTTGCCTAAAATTTTCTCAATGCTTTTGATGATCGATCGAACCTGCTCAATTCTCTTTTGTATAGGTTCTATTTTTTCTAATATTCTTCTTCGTGCCTCGTCCTCGGCTTGCAATGCGGCTTCTCTTACCAATTTTTCTATTTCAACTTGAAGTACCGATGGAAGATTAGCAACCTGAACAAATAGATTGGTCAATGCTGCTTTGGTCGGCAGCATTGTTCCTTCGCATGGAATAGATAAACTAATCGCCATCACTAACCACCAGAAGTATTAGATGTGGTTCTTTGTGAAGTAATTTGAACTTCTTGTAAAGTTTCGGTTTTCGGGAAGATTCGTTTACCAATACTGGTCACAACTTCTTTCACTTTACTTGCTGCCTTCAGATCTGGATCAACATTGAACTCGATATTCTTTTCAGCAGCCTTCGTCGCAACCGTATCAATTTTACCAATTAGATTATCCTTCAAGTCATTGCGAAGGCTCAAGATATCGCCCTTCTTCTCGTTGATGCTCACTTCGAAATCAGCAACCTTCTGTGTCAATTCGCCCAATGGTAGTTTATCAACAAAGCCTGAGATAACTTTATCCGCCATTTGACCCAAGTCTTTGAATGTGTTACCGATAGAAGAAGTGATTCCGCTGAGAGACTTACCAATACTCGACCCACCAGTTTCAATCTTCTTGCCTGTCACTGTGACCTCTTCTAGTTCATCTGAGACTGCCTTCGATGCGGCTGATGCTGCGTTTGTATTTGCTGCTTCTGCTGCATCTTCGGTAGATGGTGCTGATCCACCGCCAGTCAAACCAGCTCCAGAGGATGAGGTTGCAGAACCATCCTGCATATTGATTTGAGCAGCTGGGATGTCAACAGTATCACCTTGCAATGCTGCAGTTGCGCCCTTCAAACTCAACTTCTTATTGGCTGTTAGATTTGCAACACCCAATGCATTGATGTTCATATCAGAAGTTGATTCAGCATAGAACTTCTTGCTCTTCATACGAATGTCGCCAGTCACAGAAAGATTATAGTTTCCTGCAACCTCGATGTTCATATTGCCGCCAACTTTTAGATTACAATCGCCGCCTACTGTGACTGAACACTTACCGTCGATGTAGACGTAGTCTGAACCCATGACTACTGTGTAATGATCTTTCTGCACTCTTTCAACGCGATTTCCATCAGCATCAATTTCGAGATACGATCCATTTCTGTGAGCAAGATGCACTCTCTCTTTTCCTGGCGTATCATCAAACTCTAACGCATGTCCTGATTCAGTTTCGAGCGCATTATTGTATGGATACTGAGGATTGAAAGATGATGGTGGCTCACTCCAAGTCACACCACCAGCAGATTTGATATTCTTCTTTAGATTTTTCTTTCTTGTTGCTATGATCGTTGATTCAGATCTGCCTCTAGACAATCGATTGGTTGTTGGCTCTTTTAGATACTTTGATTTTGGATATGCTTCAGCAGCATCGTCTGGCTTCTTGGGGCGTCCGCTCAACTTTCCTGGATCGCTAAATCCAAATTGATAGTTTGGTTTCTTATCAGGCTTGCCTGGAAGAATGCCGACAATTGCAGGGTTTTGTGCATTATCGCCATCAATAAAGAATCCGAAAACCATATCACCTTCTTTTGGTGTATATGAGTTTGGGCTGTTCACTGGAAGAACTGGATGAGCCCATGGAAGGCTTTCTGTTGGAATGCGCTCTTTCTTTTCTGTGTGCCAGCCAAAGCATCGCACACGAACACGACCAAGTTTCTCTGGATCATTGCGGTCTTCAACAACCCCAATCCACCAGATAAAACCCTCAAGTCCAATAAAATTTTTCTTTGCGCCTGGCATCACTTACCCTTCTTTGATAATTTATTCAAGCCTTCTTTTGCGCCTGGAATTTCTTCAGAGAATGAATCCGAGACTAATTCAACAATCGTCTCAAAAACATCTTCTGAGAATTTATGATTGAGTGCAGCAACAAGGTATTTACCAGTTCTGGCTTTATCTATTTTCTTGCCGCTTTGATTTCCTGCTTCGAACATTGGAAGTTCATATTCAACAACATCCCCAACTTTGAGTTCAATGTCACCAGGAAGTACAACTTTGATTCTGAAGTGATTGAGCATCGTCATATGCAACGCTCTTGGCTGCAACCAAAACTTTATGTCGTTGCTTTTCTCAGAGGCGGTGTCGCTGATCGCAAGATTTGTTCTAAAGAATCCATCGTATGCATCAAACAGAGTTTGATTCTTAGAGTTCTTGAAACTATTGACTGGCTTGTATTTGTTGATCAAATTACCTTGCGCTTCTGCGACAAGAAGATTATAATCATTGTATTGATAAGATTGAGAAAAGATGTCAATGCTCATCAAACGAGATGAGAACGCACCGTTTGTGATCGAACTCATCATATCAAAGTCGTTGACGATCTCAAAATCGTCTACTGAATCTTTATTGACAGATGGGTCTCTATCTGAATTCTTCACTTCAAACTTTAGTTTCTTATAGGGCTTCTGTTTGATCATTGTTTGCAATGATGTTAGATTGAAGCCATTTTTATTCTCAAAGAAAAAGTAACAAAACTTTTTTTGGTCGTATGCTCGAGCTGTTGCCCATTGAATTGCTTCAAACGGACGATAGTTTGGGATGATAAAATCAAAGTTTCCTGACGTGAGTTCTAACGAAGCAATTCTATCTGGGCTGACGGATAGTTCTTTCGTGAGAATATCAAACACAACGTCTCGAATTTTTGCAGACTTATATGCCTTACTGACGAGTATTTGCTGAGAAGAAATTGCTTCTTCTGAACAAAAGTGTAGAATATAACTCTGACCACCTTCAGACTTTTTAGCAGGAAGGCGATCAGTGACCTTGTAGATTCGAAACATTCTATCGAAAGGTAGTTTCAATCCAGGCTTATCGATCTTGATCTTTAGATACTCATTGCCCATATAATAATGAGTTGTAAATGTACCATTACCATCGTTGATCAATATACTACCATGCATAGCAGGTGAGTATAAGTCTTGGAATATTTGCAACTCAATGAATGTGCCTTTTAGTGGGACAACCTGACCACCCGAGTTGATGAGATCAAGACTAATGAGATCATAGTCTTTAGACCCAAGCATTCCATTATCAATTTTTTGACTACCCATTCAGCATCAACTCTCTAAATTCATTCTCAACTCTTGGCACGAATACTGGATCTAGTATTCGAATCTTTCTCTTCAATTCATTTTCTTCAAATTCGTGTTCGTGTATTGAAATGGCTTTATTGCGAGTTACTGTGGTGAGTGTATATGATGAATAGTCGCTCACTTCAGTTTTGATAACTAGCGGTCCGCTAGTTAGATCTGGTAATGAATTTGGTGTCAATGCGTTAGTCGTTGGATTGACTTCAAACTCGCTAATTATAGATTTTTCTATCGTCTCTCCCAATTCAATGCCACCATACGTTGAAGTGATCGTGACCTCTTTCTCATAATGATGAATAGTGCTTTGTGCCTCTAAAATTGACATATTATATTTTTTCGAAATATACGCATCAAGAGTCGATGACTTTAGTGGCCAATCATAGTTTGGATTTATAATTACGTTGAATAGAAGAATAATCCAACTTCTATACGCATCACCGTATGCTTTATGAGCGATAATATCTGGTGTATCTTCATCACGAATGAGATACTCGTAAGAAAGGTTTACGTTTTCTTTTATGTCTCTGAGAAATGCAGTGCGAGCAAGAATGTTCGTAACAGACTGTGGGTTTATAGTATTCTTGTCGAACGTATAGAGAGTTCTTGGAAAATTCTCGAAGTATTTCATTAGTAACCTTCGTCGATAAGTTTCTTGTGCAGGATTTCGACTTCCTTGAATCGAAGCTGTAGTGAAATCTCTACAGGCATACCATCTTGGAATGCAGTCCACTGACCTGCGCTGCTATAGTTCACATCGATGCCCTGCAACACACAGGTTGAGACTCTAGGTAGATATGGATTTCTTTTTTGTCCAACCATGAATTCAATATCGAATTCGGAAGGTGGAATGAAGTAACGACCACTAGAGTTGGAAGGAATTTCTGGTGCAGCAAAGAAGCGTAATTTTTTTATGATGTCTGTAATCGCTGCCGCTTCTTTTTTATTTCTAGGGACTAATCTGAAGTCAAATAGAAATTCTCTATTTTGAATATTCTTGAACAGCAACTCGACTTGAGGATTGAGAGCAAGTCCTGCTGAGAATAGTAGGACGTCAGTAATACCAGCACCGAAGTTGCCAGTCTTTTCTGCAACGAGTCCACCAGCCTCAGCAAGACCACCAGCAGCAGTACCACCTGCGCCAAGACCAAAAGATGGTGTTTGTCCAGTCAATCTTTCTACTGCACCTTCGATCACACTACCGCCAGCCTGTCCAACCAATCCTGCTTTACCGAGAGCATCCGTTAGACTTACCTGATCATAGTCTGTGACCATTTGAGTGGCAAGTGTGTCTGGCATATACAAACAAATAGATGCTGCTGCTCGACGAGTCTTACGACTCAAATCAATAGCACTAACGATAACACCACTCGCAGCGCCGCCTAGTGTTGCTGTTGCACTTCCTAATACGAAAGTTTTTCCCGCATCTAAAACGCTATTTTGTTGTACAGCCTCGAATGCTGCCTCAGCTGTACCAATCGCGGCTAAACCAACGCCAATACCTGCAGCTTCTCCTGCACTAAATGGATTTCTAGATCCAGCACCCTGTCCTGCAGCACGGTTGGTGTCTGCAAACGACATAACCTCAAGCCCACCCTTCATCTCTTTTTTGACTTGATATTCAGACTTTTGCTGAATACATGGAGTAAATTTCACCCAGTGAAGATTGCGATCTATGTTGCCCATGTCAGATGGGAACTTCATAACTTCAAATTCATATGGATTCTTGAATAGAGATTTCGCTGGTCCTGTTGGATCTTTGGTGATCGTAGGTTGAGCGTTTCTTTTAGCGTCTGTTGGAGATGCTTGTTGATTTGCCATCGAGTAGCCCTATAAATAGTTGTATGGCTTATAGTGGTAAATTTAGTCCTAAAAATACCAATAAATATTTAGGTGACCCAACGAACATCTGGTATCGTAGTCTGTGGGAGCGCCGAGTTATGGTGCACCTAGATGAAAATCCGAACGTGGTTGAATGGTCTAACGAAGAAATTGTAATACCATATTTATCGCCTGTGGACAATCGTTGGCATCGCTATTTCCCTGACTTCTTTGTTCGTGTTCTGAATAAGAATGGATTGAGAGAGGCTATGATTCTGGAAGTAAAACCCAAAAGTCAGTCTCAACCTCCTGTGAAGAAAACTAAGATTACTCGAAAGTACATCAACGAAGTCATGACATGGGGCGTGAACGAAGCCAAATGGAAAGCAGCCGATGTATATTGTAACGAAAGGGGATGGAAGTTTAGAGTCATCACCGAGGAACATCTAGGAATCTAATGGCAACTTCTCTCTTCGATAAGGTTTCGGCTCAACTTCGCGCGCAGGGCATTCAGCCAAGAACATCAGCGGCTCAGGCTTGGCTCCGAGAGAAGGTTACAGCCCTTCGAATGCCAACGAATCGTTCTAACATTCTCAACGACGCAAAGAGAGTTTCGGGTAAAACTTTCGTTGGTAGAATGTATTTCTATCACTATGATCCCAAATTCAAAGACGTTCTTCCTGTGTGGGACAAGTTTCCACTCGTGATTCCGATGGAGACGTACTCGGATGGTTTTCTAGCCATGAATCTTCACTATCTAGACCCATACAATCGCTTGGCTCTTCTCGATAGACTCTACGATTTCGCAAACAACGATAAATATGACGATACGACTCGACTAAATTTGTCATATGATCTTTTGGCTTCGTCGAGACGATACAAGTTATTTGAACCTTGCATAAAGCGATATCTTTTGACTCATATTCGTTCGTCTATCATTTATATCGAGCCAGATAACTGGGAAACTGCTATATTCCTACCAACCGAAAAGATGATCTATAAAAAGTAATGTTCAAAGTATCCGACTTTATCACGCATTTCAATAAGCACTCAGACTTTGCGAAGACATCTAAATTCGAAGTCTTGATTGCACCGCCACCATTTCTCTCAGATCTACCAACATATGATCTACGCTTTCAGTGCGAATCTACTGAACTTCCTGGTTACAATGTCAACACTGTTGAGAATAGACAATATGGTGTCGGTTCTCCAGTTGCATCTGCGCCAGTAGCGTTCGCTGATATAACACTTACGTTTATCTGCGCTGGTGATATGTGGGAGAAGAAACTTTTCGATCGCTGGATGAATAACGTTATTCCCATCAATAACTATAATCCTCGATACAAAGAAGAATATGTGACCTCGAAAATTGAAATCAATCAATATTCTGAGGTTGCTGATACTGCGAATATGCAATCGCAGAAGATATACTCTGCGATCTTATTCAGCGCGTTTCCGATTTCTATTGGTGCTCTATCTCTAAACTGGGCTGATGATGGCATTCATCGTTTGCCAATAACGTTCAAGTATGATTATTGGCTACCTGGCAATTTCAATCCAGCCAAGCCACAAAGTCAACAGAGTGGAAGAGAAACACCAAATGGCTCAACGCCACCTATCACTGGAGATCGAGGACAGCCAGTAAGAACTGTGCCTTCCGCACCAAGAGCAGTAAATCCACTACCACCATTCAGTGGTGGTCGTGGCGGAAGATTTGCTGGTGGTGGAGCAAGTGGAAGTTTTTGATTTTTTTATGGAGTGAATAATTATGCCTTTGCCAAAAATAAACCATCCAATTTATGAAGTGTACTTGAAGTCATTAGACAAGAAAGTAAAGTTTCGCCCATTTTTAGTCAAAGAGGAAAAGGTTCTTCTTATGGCGAAAGAATCAGATGATCTAGAGGACATCGTCAAAGCAATCAAGCAAATTATCAACAACTGCGTGATTGATGATATTGATGTTGATGCACTACCAACGTTTGATATTGAGATGTTCTTTATCAATCTAAGAGTGCAATCAGTTGGCGAAAATGCCGAGATGATGTATACTTGCAATAATCTCGTAGTGGGTGAGGGTCCAGAAGCAGTTGAGTGTGGAAATAAAATTGAATTTTTGCTCGATATCAAGAACGTTTCTTTCTCAGAGACAGAGAATCATACTGATAACATTCGTCTCGGAGAAACTGTTGGTATGAAATTGAAGTACCCAACCTTACAGTTCAGCCCAGATATGCTAAATGAGCAGTTTGAGGATGGCGGATATACGTTTATTTCTCAATACCTAGATTACATCTATGATTCTGAGCAGATCTATAAAAAGGATGAGATTTCAGAGGAAGAACTAAAAGAATTTATCGACAACCTCACCATTGATCAAGTGAAATTGATCAGAGATTTTTTCACAACGTTACCTCAAGTTGTGTTGAATCAAGATGTTACATGCCCTAAATGTAAGCACGTGCATCAGTTGAAGGTGGAGGGACTTCTAAATTTTTTCGAATAATCTTTGGTTATGATAACTTGGTGAATTACTATAAGACAAATTTCAATTTGATGCAACATCATAAGTATTCGCTAACTGAATTGGATAATATGGTTCCGTGGGAGAAGCAAATTTATGTAAAGATGCTCATGGAGTATATCAATGAGCAAAATGAGAAACTAAAACTCGTTCAACAACAAAAGACTAGAAGATAATGGCTGAAGAAATAAATCCAAAAGAACTGGCTTCCCAAATTCGTGGTTTGAGAAGAACACCGAAGGGGAGAAGAATTCTTCAGCAAGCCATGCGTGAAGCAGGAATGGGTGGCGGTGGCAGCGGCACTGATTTAGATAAAGAAGCCAACAAAGCATTTAGTGCTGCAAAAGAATCTGCAAAAGCAGAAGGAAAGGGTTTCTTCGGTCAAATGCGTGCTGGTTTCTCTGCAGCGAGAGAAACTGAAGAACAATATCAGCTCGCTACAATGGGAACGAAAAAGAGTCGAGAAAGAATACTCAATATGTTGGGTATTGATGTTGGCGATGCATTTAGAAAAACGTTAGAGAAAAAAGGCACTCAAGAAGAAATTGAGAAAGCCAAACAACGTTTTGGCATGGACAAAAAGAAAAAAGATAAAAAAGAAAAAGATGACAATGAACAGGGCACAGAGCGTGGTGCAGGTGTTGCAGGTGGAAAGGCATCTCGTCATTTGAATCTAATTCTTCGTAATGTCTTAGAACTCAAAAAGATGGTTCGCAAAGTCGAATCTGTTTTGACAAAACCAAAACTCAAGGCAGGATTCGAATTTGATCCTAGATTGGGCGCAAAAGGTGGATATCGAAGCACTCGCGGAGAAAACAAAGGTAAAATCGTCAGCGCCAAGGAAGCACTGGCTGCACCATCAATATCTAAAAAAGAAAAAGATGAAGCAGCCAGAACTGCTAGAACAGAGGCACTTTCAAAAGCAATTCTAGCTGATGAAGATCCAATGATCAAAATTCAAGAGAGCGTTGTAGCAATCTTGAAGAGTCTCGGTGAAGATACTGTATCAGTTCATAAGAAGTTGGATCAATTGAAGGGTGAGATAGATGATGCTGGTGGTGGCTTCAACCCATTAGATTTTCTGCGTCGTGGGGGTGGAGGTAGAAGAAATCGTGGCAGAAGACCATCGCCAAAGAAAACTACAAGCCCTAAGAAACCAGGTGGTCCTGGTAAGATGGGCGGCAAATTCGCCAAAGGTGCAGCCAAAGCATTGAAATTTATTCCAGGTGTTGGTGCTGTTGTTGCAGGTGGTATGGCTGCATATGATGGTGTGACTGGATACCAAAACGCTGGTGAGATCCTAGATCTAGAACCTGGTCAAGAAGCAACAACTGGACAAAAGTTATCTGCAGCCGCAGGAGGTATTGTTTCTGGGCTGACGTTTGGATTGGTCGATGAGAAGAGTGTTGCTAAAGGGATTGCAAATGTAACTGGAGCAGGTGCACCAAAACCAGCACCAGCACCAGCACCACGTCCTGCTCCTGCGCCACGCCCAGCACCAGCACCAGCGCCAAAATTCAAACCTGGATCTGCTCCAAGTGGTGGTGGGGCTCAACAGCCAGCAAAAACACCTAGCACTGTCGCTAACATATTTTCTGGTCCTTCTCCAAAACTAGATCAAGTTACAACAAAGCAGAGTGGAGTTGACACTGCAGGCATTCAACAAGGAATGCAAGATCGCGTTGCAAGAATGGCAAAGGTCTTCAAAGAAGTAACTGGAAAAACACTTTTGATCACATCTGGATATCGATCTGATGATAAGCAGATGAAACTATGGACAGCGAAATATAATTCTATAAAAGCTGCGAATCCAAATGCGTCAGAAGAACAACTGATTCGAATGACTCGTAAATGGGTTGCATTACCAATTGCTTTAGGTGGAAAGGGCAGTGCACATAACCGTGGTACTGCAGTTGACATCAATAGTAAAGGCGCTGCCTCAATTGATGCTATAAATGGAATGACATATAATGGTCAAAAAGTTTCAACGAATTCATTCCTTGCGATGTTTGGATTGGCAAGACCTCTTGGTCATGAACCATGGCACGTTCAGCCACTAGAAGGTGCACCTACTCCAGATAATCCAGACCCAAATGCTAAACCAATGGTTGCTGACAGTAAAGGTAAGATGATCAACCTTGAAACTGGCAAGGCAGAGGAAATGCCAAAAGCAGAGCCAATGACAGCACAACAAATTCCACCAGTATCAGAATCTGGTGGTGAGGCTGCAGCACCAGTACCGCCACCACCAGCGGCTAAACAGCAAGCGCAACCAATGGCTGCTTCAGCAGCACCAGCACCTCAACCTGTCGCTGCACCTGCTGCTGCTCCAATGGCACCTGAGGTCACTCCAAGAGTTGCAGCCACTCCAAGTGTGCAGCCAGTATCAAGTCAAAGTGGATCAGCAATTGGTCAGCAATCATCTCAGTTAGAAACATCTAAAATGGTTGCTCAAACACCAGCACCAGCGGCACCTGTGGTTGTCAACAATCAATCTGGTGGCGGAAAGGGTCCATTGCCACAACCACCAGCACAATTACAAAAAGCATCTGCAAGAACTTCAGAGAGCACATTCCAGCGTGCATTGGCGAGAGACTTCGCCCATCCAACTGCGTTCACAACGATTAGTATGATATAAAAAAAGGGGGACCGAAGTCCCCCTGAAAACATCTACGGTTTTCTA